CGGCTTGGTATTGAGATACGGCTACATCATGTCCCACTCAAGAGTGGAAGAAATAATTGTAGTCGCAGGTCAGCCAGGAGGCTGGTCCGGTAATGTATCAGCCGGACAAGTTTCCCATCTGAGGGAGTTCAAGAAACGGCTCCCCTCAACACCATATGGATTCGGCGTTACTGGGGATGAGTTAACTCATGCCCAGCAAGCCGTCATCGTAGCTTTGGGACTTTCCCATGGCCACGGTGGCCACGGATAGGGCGATCAAAATCCTATCCGTGTTCACATGATGTGTGAACCTTTCACATATCTCTGCAAAGGAGACATGCTCAATGGCTTTTGCCGATCCTCAGTCAGTTACCATTTCTGGAGTTACCAGTTCGCTGCCCCGAGTTTCCTCGGGAAACGGGACTGGTGCTTTCCAGGACAACACGGGAAACATCAAGCTGTCCGCTTCCAATACTTATGGGAAGCGGACTCGCCGGATGATTCGCCTGGACTCGAGCAAGATCGCCGCGGATCCGCTTTTGGCGGGCGTGAACGTGATTGCTTCAATGTCCACCTACCTTGTTATCGACACTCCCCTTTCAGGGTTCAGTGTCGCAGAAGAGAAGGCTGTCGTGGACGCCTTTCTGGCGTACCTGTCGGCCTCGACTTCTGCAAAGGTAGGACAGTTGCTTGGCGGAGAGAGTTGAGCAATCGCTCTTTCCGCCGACGTTGCTTTAGGATTTTATATCCATTTTTGGCAACGTCGCTGGTACACATCCTAGCACACGTAGTATACGGTGTTCGCTAGTCATAGCGTTAACTCGGATGTTGAATGAGGGTTCTATCAATTGAGCTCATGATTAACTGCCCCTATTAAGAGGTGTTAATGAAAAGCATGATAGATCTCTGGCGTACGCTGGCTGAAGAACTAGCCAGCTGGTGTCACACTAGCACTACTCTCGACTACAAAAAGCTCGAGAGTCGGACTAGAGATGAGGGACTATCTTTTCTCACGATAACGCTCCCTTCCTTTGGGAAGGAACTAGAGCGTTGTCTTGAGCAATCCCTCATTGACGACGATTCTTTTCCTGGATTTCAGAAAAAGAATGGGCTCCCCCTATTCCTAGGAGGTTTCCTTCGTCAGATCTTTAGTCCTTTGACTGGTGCACTGCTTGACAATGTTTCAGTAGATTGCATTTTTGCAATACGACAGCTTACGCTGTTATTTGCAAAGATCGAGTTACCCTGCAGTGATGGCAGAGTTTCCCGCGCATACTGGAACTATATCAAGTGCGAAGAGGATCTCAGGGAGTGGGAAAATCGTAACACGTTTGACGATTCTTCGTTTGAACGTGTTTCCACTCTCCTATTTGGCGATGTTCTTGCCAAAATGGACGATCTCATCCGAAATGGAGAGCTTCGTCCTAGACATGGACCTGGTAGTACATCAGATGGTCTTTCTGGAAACCAGAAGTTCGATCTGAATCAATGGACTACCCGGCTCGAAGGGCTATTCCCCTTTGGGGAGTTTGCCATTCCAAGCTGGCGGTATTATTACCGCTACGATCATGTTGAAATCCTTGAACCTGGCCATGAATTGCCTGTGAAGGTGATTCAAGTGCCTAAAACGCTGAAAACCCCTCGTATCATAGCGATGGAGCCAACCTACATGCAGTATATGCAGCAGGCTATTCTCCATCCATTGGTCGAGGCCCTCGAAAGTAAGAGAATCCCGGGTAATACCCGAGATAATCTCGCTTTTAACTTCCTCGGTTTTACAGAGCAAGACCCAAATCGGGACTACGCTCTCCAAGGGAGTATGAAGGGCGATCTGGCAACGCTTGATTTGAGCGAAGCTTCTGATCGAGTTCACATCTTGCATGTTGAGGCCATAGCGCGAAGATTTCCTTCCTTCTGGGAGGGCATCTCCGCAACACGGTCTACTAAGGCAAGAATTCCTGCATTGGGTGTTGATATTTACTCCCTACGCAAGTTTGCGTCTATGGGTTCCGCGCTTTGCTTCCCGCTGGAGGCTATGGTCTTTCTAACGGCCATATTCTTAGGCATTGAAGCAAAGTTAGGGCACCAATTGACACGTAAAGACGTTCGTCGATACGTGGGTAAAGTGCGCGTCTATGGGGACGATTTAATTGTCCCCGTCGACTGTGTCGATTCTGTTATCGACCAACTCGCCCGTTTGGGTTTAAAAGTTAATGTCGACAAGAGCTTCTGGAATGGTAAATTCCGGGAGTCTTGCGGAGGAGACTACTACGATGGGACGGATGTAACACCTGTCCGTTTTCGTCGCAAGTTCCCTCGTAACAGAAGTGATGTTTCCGAAGTGGAATCTCTAGTAGCTTTTAGAAATCACCTTTACGAGCGTGGTCTCTGGAAAACTACTAGTTGGCTTGACGATGAGGTGATAAGATATTTATTACCTCGATTCCCCATCGTTGAACCAACATCACCTGGTTTGGGACGTCGATCCTTTCTTCCTTACGAGGAAGAAAGGACCGACGTTGCGACTCATGCCCCTAGAGTGAAGGCATTTGTCGTAAGACGTAGCATACCTGCTTCAGAAGCAAGTGGTTACGGCTCCCTGCTTAAGTGTCTGGCTCCTGGTCGGGTTCTCCCCTTCCAAGATCCACGGCATTTGGAACGCTCAGGGCGTCCTTCAGCCGCCGACATCAAGCTGAAGTGGATAGCCCCCTTCTAATTTAATGAAGAGGGGCCCCTGCTGTCAATTTTCGG